AATTCCTATTGTAGTAAAAGAAATGGAAGATGCAATTACTAAAAAAACAACCGACAAAGCTTCAGCTGATGCAAAATTAAAAGCTTTAGGATTAACAGACGACGAAATAGAGGCATTTAGATCATAATGGCAGACGGAATTTTAAAAGTAGGACAAATTCAAACAAGCTCTGGATCAGGGACGATTACTATTGGTCAATCTGGAGAGACTGTTAATATTTCTGGAACTTCTGGAACAGGTATTGGAAAAAATTTACAGGTAGTTTCAACTGCTAAAACAGATACTACTTCAACAACTTCAGGTAGTTTTGCAGATATATCAGGAATGAGTTTAAGTATAACACCTGCTTCAACGTCTTCTAAAGTTCTAATTTTGGTACAAACTTATATTTGTGGTGGTTCAACTGCTAATCAACCTATTAATCTTTTAAGAGATAGCACAGTCATAGGCGTTGCTGATACATCAGCAGACTATACAATGCCTTTTAGACAAGGTGCAGATGCACAAAATCAATATCAAATGTTTAATTTAACTACAACATTTCTTGACTCGCCTTCAACAACAAGTGCAACCACGTATAAATTACAATGGAAAACAAATTCAGGTACTCTGTATCTTAATAGAGCTGTTGACGAGGGTGGTTTAGGAAGTGGTGTTAACGCTTGTTCAACAATTACAGCAATGGAAATAGGTGCATAATGACAGATATAATAAAAGCAATCATAGCAATTAAACCAGATGCACAGGTAAGTGTTAATGCAGAAGATCTAAACCAAATAACATGGCATGATGGTAATCCTACTAATATTACTAATCAACAAATTACAGATAAACAAGCAGAGTTACAAACTGAATATAATAATTTAACTTATGCAAGATCAAGAAAACAAGCATACCCAAGTGTAGAGGAATTTATGGAAGCATATACTGAAAAAGAAATTTTAGCCGATACTGGTAAATGGGATAAATATGTTATAAAATACAACAAAGTAAGGAGCGATAATCCGAAATAATTATGACTAGTATATTAAAAGCAGACACAATTCAGGACGCAGCAGGTAATAATATTATCAACGAATCTGGTGATACTATTACTATCGGTGCATCTGGTGATACTACTAACATTGTTGGGACATTACAGAACAATGGTTCTGCTGTTGGTGGACTTACTGGAATGGATATGTGGAGACAAACAGCAAATACAACGTCTAATGCTCAACCAATTACATCAAATTGGGAAAGAGTTGATACAGGAGGTTTTGCTGGAATTGGTACTGCTTTTTCTGCTCCTAGTTCTGGTATTTGGACTTTTCCTTCAACTGGTATTTGGGAAGTTCATTTTTCATACAATGTACAGTCTACAGTTAGTGATGTAACAGTTAATAGCGCAATACAAATTACAGAAAATAATTCATCTTATACAATAAGAGCTTTTGGAACTTGTGGAGTTGGTACTGCAATTACTTGGAAAGCGCAAGTTCCTGTCTCTGTGATTGTTGATGTAACTGATACTACGCAAGTAAAATTTAAATTAGATATTGATAACCTTACTTCTGGTTCAGTAATGGTAGGTAATACTGATGCTAACTATAGTTATGTCATTATGAAAAAATTAGGAGAAACGTAAAATGGATAGAGATTATTTACAAGAAGCATTGGCACATTTTAATCAAGGTAAACCTCAATGGTATGGTTGGAGAAAAACAGATGACAATGGTGCTGTAATTCCAAATAACCAACGAATGAAATATGAACATATTATTTTAAATGATAACACTGCAACAATACCAAGTAAAGCTGAAGTTGATGCAAAGATACAAGAAATTAAAGATGCTGACACAGCTAAAGCAAACAACAAAGTTTCAGGCAAAGCAAAATTAAAAACCGGCGAGGCTCTTACTGACGCAGAAGTGGAGGCATTGTTCGGATAATGGCACTAACAAGAATTCCAGCACCAGCAATAGCAGATGTTCGCGAACCGAACTTCAGGAATATTGTAATTAATGGAGATATGGCTGTTGCACAAAGAGCAACTTCACAAGCAAGTATTACTACAAGTGGTTATTACACATTAGATAGAGCTAGAACAGCAATAAATAATGGTGGTACATGGACACAATCACAATCAACAGAAGTACCAAGTGGTCAAGGTTTTGCAACTTCATTAAAAATGGATTGTACAACCGCCGATAGTTCTTTATCTTCTGGTGATTATCTTCATGTTCAATATCCTATTGAAGCACAAAATTTACAATACTTAAACTATGGAACAGATTCGGCTCAAACTTTAACATTATCTTTTTGGGTAAGATCAAATAAAACTGGAACTTACTGTATTTGTTTGCAGAAATCAGACAATACTAGATATGATTATGTTGCGGAGTATTCTATTTCATCTGCTGATACTTGGGAAAAGAAAACAATTATAATTGCTCCAGATAGTAATATAAAAGCTGCTGGTGGTGCTATAGATAATGATAGTGGAGAAGGTTTTAAATTAAAATTTACTTTACTTTCAAGTGGTAGAACTGGAACAAATAATACTTGGAACTCATCAACTCCAGCAGACGCAACATCTAATCAAGTCAATCTTGCAGATAGTACATCAAACGAATGGTATGTTACAGGAGTACAATTAGAAGCCGGTTCGGTAGCCACGGATTTTGAAGTAGAGACATTTGGTCAGAATTTACAAAGATGTCAGAGATATTATGAAAAAAGTTATAATTATGCAGACCCACCTGCAACAACAGGGAGTGGAGGTTCTAATGGATTACAATTTGGAGGAGCAACCGCAAATATAGATGCAAGTGTTTTAATGTCTGTAAGAAAAAGAGCAGCACCTACTTTAACAGTTTATGACCTAGCTGGCACTTCTAACAAAGCGTCTTATTATACTGGTTCTTGGAACAATGGAGGCTCTCTTGGTGGTAGTAGAGCTAAAGAAACTTATGTTCATGTCGACACAAATATATCTAGTTCAACCATAGTTGCATGGCAATATACAGCGGCGGCGGAGTTATAATTATGATTACATCAGTTAAAAAAAATTATAATAAATACAATAACGAGTTTGAAAGTTACGAACTGACAAGAGATGGAATTACAATGTGTGTACCACTAGACGAAGCAAACACAGATTACCAAGAAATTCAAGAATGGGCCAAGATAGAGGGCAATAACATCATCGACAACGGAGCGTAGACCATGCTCTTCGGAACAGCGGCATTTTCTGAATTACCTTTTGCATCTATTACCAATAATAATAGTGTAACAATTACACCTACTAAGATTCAAGTAACTCTTGGTATTGGTAATATTGGAATTACAGCTGATTCTGTCACAGAACTTCCACACGCTAGTCAAGTTGTTTTAGGACTTGGGACTGTTACTGTTACAGCTAGTGCCGAGGTTGATCCAACTAAATCATCATATGTTTTAGGTACCGGAAACGTTACAGTTAGCGCAGATGCTAATGTGACGGCTGTTAAAAATCAGGTTGTAATTAGTTCAGGAACTGTTACAATCGAAGCTGACGCAAATGTTACACCTACAGGAAGCACTTTCACGCTTTCTTCCGGGGTGGCACAAGCGATAACATGGAGTGAAATTGGTCCTGGTGTTTCAATGGTATGGACACCGATAGACCCTTATTAAAATTATGGCATCAACTTATTCAACAAATACCCAATTAGAACTTATCACAACTGGTGAAAAAGCTGGTCAATGGGGTACAATTACTAATACTAATCTACAAATTTTAGAACAATCAGCTACTGGAGTGGCTTCAATTGATATGGCTGCTGCTAGTGTTACATTAGCTTTAACTGATGGCGCTACTTCTAATGGTAAAAATATGTACTTAAGATTATATGGTACATTAGCGGCTAATAGAACTTTAACTATGCCAGCTACAGCCAATAGAGTTTGGTTTATAAAAGACGATACTAATAGAAATGGAACTAATAAATATACATTAAGTGTTTTAACTGCTTCAGGAACATCACAACCTGTGCCAGTTGGAGCTACGATGATGTGTAAATCTGATGGAACGAACACTGTTACTACTCTTTTAGAAAAAGGATTTGTTCCAATAGACCATACTTACACACCTTATTTAGCCGTTGCCGGAGATCAAATTTTTTGTAATACTTCTTCAGCTATTTTAACGGTGACACTACCAGCTTCACCTTCAACTGGTGATGAAGTTACTATAATTGATTCAAGAGGAAATTTTAATTCTAACAATGTTACTGTTGGTAGAAATGGGTCTAATATTATGGGTGCTGCATCTGATGATGCTTTAAATGTAAATGGACAATCAGCAACACTCATATATCTTGATGCTACTAGAGGCTGGGCTTATAAAAACAATACGACAGTATTCCCAACATAGGAGCTTAAAAGATGGCTCTTACATCTATAAAATTTTTACCAGGAGTTGATAAGCAAGACACAAGTGTCGGTGCTAATGGTCGATGGGTAGATTCCGATAATGCTAGATTTAGATATGGTCTTCCTGAAAAAGTAGGAGGATGGGCTTCTTTATTATCAGACACAACTATTCATGGAGTTGCTAGAAAAGTTCACGCCTTTGTAGATACCGATGGAAATAGATATGTAGCTATTGGTACAGATAAATTTTTACTTATTTATTTTGAAGGACAATTATATGATGTTACTCCGTTTAGATCTAATAACTCAGGGGCTCAAATTACTTTTGGGGCTTCTACCATAACTACTAATAGTACTGCTCCCGGTACTTCTATAACTATTACTACAGGATCTGCTCACGGTTTAGAAGTAGGAGATATAGTTGCTTTAGAATCTGTTACCATGCCTACTGGTTCAGGTATAAATAAAAACAATATTGAATATACCAGTAGTGATAAACAAGTTTGTCAAGTTATAACCGTTCCAAGTAATGTTACATTTACTATTACATCTCCAACAGCTGAAACTGCAGGAGGTGGTTCAGATTTAACTTCAGGAAGTGCATGTATTGTATCTCCTTATCAAAGAGTTGGACCTGCAGCTCAAACATATGGTTATGGTTTTGGTGTTGGAACTTTTGGAGGAAACATTACTGGAAGTCAAACAAATGATTTAGATGGTGCATTACTAGCTGATACAGCTGGAACAGGTGGTTCTGGAACTGCTGTAAGTTTAACATCTACAACTGGTTTTTCTAATCCAGGTGTAGCATCTGTTGGAACTCTAGGTACAGGAGAATTAATTTCTTATACCAATATATCCTCTAACGATTTAACAGGTATTACAAGAGGTGCTTTTGGAACTGCAACTCCAGGAACTTCAAACGGACAAGCCCATAGCGATGCAACTATTGTTTATGATGCAACAGATTGGAATGGGTGGGGAGAAGCGGTCAATGCTTCTAGTGTTTCACTTGAACCAGGACTATGGTCTTTAAGTAATTGGGGACAAGTTTTAGTTGCAACAATTTCTAATGGAAAAACTTTTACATGGGATTCTGGTATTAGTGGAGATGCAAGATTCACGGCAAGAGCTTCAACCACTACAAATAATTATGCAACAAATATTAATGGAGCTTTAGGAAACCCAACAGCTTCAAGACTAACTTTAATATCTCCAACTACACGTCACTTAATTCATCTTGGAACAGAAACAACTATTGGTACAGCTTCTACACAAGATGATATGTTTATTAGGTTCTCGGACCAAGGAGCAATTAATACTTATGCACCAGCAGCTGATAATAGTGCAGGAACATATAGATTGCAGGATGGAACAAAAATTATGGGAGCGATTGTTGCTAAAGAAAATATTCTAGTATGGACTGATAATGCATTGTATTCAATGAAATTTGTTGGTTCTCCTTTTACTTTTGGATTTGAACAGGTTGGTACAAACTGTGGATTAATTGGTCAGAATGCATGTTGTGAGATTGATGGTGTTGCTTATTGGTTAAGTAACAATGGTTTCTTTGCATTTGATGGTACGGTTAATTCATTGCCTTGTGCTGTTGAAGATCCTCCCCAGATCGGAAGAG